CGCGCGTGAGGCGCTGCTGCAGCTGCCCAGCCGCCTGGCGCCGCAGCTTGCCGGCGAGACCGACCCGGCCACCATCCAGAACCTGCTGCATGCCGAGATCCATAAGACACTGCTCGAACTCTCTGGCACCGGTGCACGGCTGGGCGAAGCCGAGGCCGTGCCGGCATGAGCGCTCGCGATCTTCCCACCGACGAAGCCCGCGCCGCCGACGCGGTGGCAAGCGTGGCGCGGCAGTTCCTCGCACCGCCGCCGCGCATCGACACCGCCGCATGGGCGGCCACCTATCGGCACATCGCCAAGGGCCCCGAGCGCGGCCCGTGGCGCAACGAGCGCACGCCGTACCTGGTGGAGCCCATGCAGTGCGCCAGCAGCCACACCGCGTATGAGCGCGTGGTGCTCTGGTTCGCCACGCAGATGGGCAAGAGCGAAGTTCTCAACAACAGTGTGATGCAGCGTATCCACACCGACCCGCAAGACATGATGATGGTTCAGCCCACGCTGCAAGACGCACAGGACCACAGCGCGCAGCGATTCCTTCCCACGATCTTGCAGACGCCGGCAATGCGCGGCAGGGTGGCCGTGCGCAAGAGCAGGGACGAAAGCACCAGCTGGCGCAGCCGCAGCATTCAAGGCGGGTTCACGGTGTTCTTCGGCGGCGCCAACAGCGCGAGCAGCCTGGCCTCCAAGCCGCTGGGCTTTGCGGTGGCCGACGAAGTGGACAAGTGGCCGGCCGATGTCGACAACGAAGGCCCGCCGCTCGGCCTGCTCGAAGAGCGTATGAGCAACTTCGCGCGGCGCAAGCTGATCATCGCCAGCACCTGCAACATCAAGGGCCTGAGCACCATCGAACGCGAGTACCTGGCCAGCGACCAGCGCAAGTACCACGTGCCGTGCAGCCACTGCGGCCAGGCGCAGGTGCTCGAGTGGGGCAGCAAGACCGACTACGGCCTGAAGTGGCTGAAGACTCAGACCGGCGCCGCGCGGCCCGAGACTGCCGTCTACATCTGCCGCCACTGTGGCGCTGCGAATGAAGAGCACCGCAAGGCCGACATGCTGGCCGGCGGTGTGTGGCTGGCCGACGCGCCCGGCGCCGGCCAGGGCAAGCGTGCCGGCTTCTGGATCAACAAGTTGTATTCGCCGCTCGGCTGGAAGAGCTGGGCCGCGCTGGTGGAAGAGTGGGAGCAGGTGCAGGCCGAGCAGCGCAAGGGCAACAGTGCACCGCTGAAGAAGTTCACCAACAGCAGCCTGGCCGAGACCTGGGAGGAAACCGGCACCGGCGCCGACCACCACGCGCTGGCCCGGCGCGCCGAGGACTACCCGCTGGGCACCGTGCCGCGCGGTGGCCTGATGCTGACCATGGGCGTCGACACCCAGCCCGACCGCTTGGAGGCGCGCGTGTGGGCCTACGGCCGCGGCGAGGAAAGCTGGCTCGTCGACCGCCACATCATCTACGGCGACCCCAACCTCGACGAAGGCACCGAGGGCAGCCCGTGGACGCGGCTGACCGAGATCCGCCGCACGCCGGTGCTGCACGCCAGCGGCGCGCAGATGCTGATCGAGGCCACCTGCGTGGACAGCGGCGGCCACAACACGCACGCGGTGTACACCTATTGCCGCCACCACGCGCACGCCGAGGTGCTGGCAGTCAAAGGCGCCAGCGTGTACGGCAAGACCATCCTGGGCAAGCCGGCGCTGATCGACATCACGTGGCGCGGCAAGACATCGCCGCGCGGCGTCAAGCTCTGGAGCGTGGGCACCGACACCGCCAAGCACCTGCTGTACGGGCGCATGCGCATGCAGCAGGTGGGCGGTGGCTACGTGCACGTGCCCAGGGCGCTGGTGGGCACCGATGAGTTCGAGCAGATGACCGCCGCGCGCCTGGTGCCCGTGGTGGTGCAGGGCAAGGCCAGCATGCGCTGGGTGACTGCCTCCGGCAAGCGTGAAGAAGGCGGCGACTGCATGATCTACGCCTACGCCGCCGCGTGCCACCGCGGCATCCAGGCCTACCGCGAGCCCGGCTGGGCCCGGCGAGAGATGCGCTACTGCCCGCGCGCGCCTGATCTTTTCAGCGCCGCGGGCGATGCTGCGCAGGCCACCCCGGCGCCCACCGCGCCCACAGCCGCGCCCGCGCCCGCGCCCGCCACCGTGGCCCCGTCTGCGCGCCCGCCCAAACCCATGCGCCAGGTGGGCAGGTTCAGCGCCGGCGGCGGCGGGTGGCGCTGACATGGCCCGGCCGCCATCCATTGCCCGCCGCCTGTTCCAAGCCGCCGCCGAGCGGCTGGCCGATGTGCACAAGGTGCCGGCAGACAACCGGGCCGCCTACGTGGACCAGGTGGCCATCGTCATCGAGCAAGTGTTTTGCGATGCCTTCGGTGGCGAGCGCATCAAGCTGTGGTTTGCCACCAAGCCACCGGCGCAGGCTGCTGCGCTGCGCGAGCGCATCCACCAGGCCATCGCCGCCGGTGAGGCCCCGCAGGTCATCGCGCGGCGTGAGGTGTGCAGCGAGCGCTGGGTGCGCAAACTGCGGCAGCAGATGAGCGCGGAACAAACCGCGGAACAAACCGGGCCTTAACCGTTCCGCCCCGCCTTGCGATGCTGGCCGCCACACCCAGCCAATCGTGAGGAGATGCCATGCCCGTTGACGTGACCATGCTGCAAACCAGACGCGGCGAGGGTGGTGTGCTCTGGACTGTCGGCGGCACCTTCAACGCCAGCGATGCTTTCGCGCAGTACCTGATCAGCTCCAACCTGGCGACAGGGGTGCTGCCTACAGTTCCCTCGTCCAGCCTCACCCCAGCACAAGTGGCGGCTGTGACCGGTGGCATAGGTCAGCGTCCCCCTGCGATGACGCAAACGCTGGCAGTAATTGGTGATTCGTTCGCGTTTCAATCGAATGGCGGTGCCGGTCCTACGGGCCTGACGTTTACACGGTCAGCCGGAATCGTCACGGTAAACAATTCGTCGGCGTTCACTCTCTACCCTGGCGGCCTCATAACAGTCGTGGGGATGCTGGATGGCGCCAACGAAGTGCAGCGCGTCCCGGTGTTGTCCCGGATCGACGCGAACAACATCACGTATGCCAGCGCCGGGCCTGACGGCGTTTTGGCGATGCGAAGTGCCAATTCTGGGGCGATTATCAATCACCACCAGTTCCAAAGTGCCGGCTTTTGGAGCCACTTCAATCGGCTGACGGGTGGCGCGTATACGCTGGTCAGCAATGCCGGCTTCCCAGGCGCAGCGACAGACGTTATCGCCACAAAAGTGGCGGCGTTCATCACGCCATATGCGCCGCAGCGCATTATCTACTTGGCAGGCTACAACGATCTCATACAGAGCCGCACTGTCGCGCAGACGGTTGCATCCATCAGGGCTGCGGTAGATGTCTACCCGGCCGCCTTGTGGGACATTTTCAGCACATGGCCGTTCAACTCTGCTGCCGCTGCTAATACGGCGGGCAATCTGATACTGCTAAACCGTTACTACACCGAACTCAAGCGCGTTCTGGCTGGTTACAGCAATGTGCGTGTTCACAATTCGCCGTCGCTTTTTGCTGCGTCCACGGGTCTTGCTCGAACGGGGTTCATCAACACAACGGACAACTTACACCCCGGCCCGCGTGGCATGTACGAGGCCGCGAAATACATCATCGCGCTCGATGCCAAAACACAAACGCCGATCCCGTTGCCGTTCTCGGCTCTTGACACGCGGGCCACCGATGCCACATCGCTGAATATCGTGGATAACCCGCTTATGGTCGGCACTGGCGGGACAACAATTACGAACTGCACCGGCGTTGTCCCGACTGGATATTCTGGTGCGCTGACGGGGACGGGGGCAGCCGGTGCTGTGACGATCCCGACGCGAGCTGACGGCTTTGGTAGTGACTTGGTGGTGACATATACGCCAGGCAATGCCGACTGGGTTCTGCGCATCAGCAATTCGCTGTTGGTCGCCCGGTTTGTGAGTGGTGCCACGATAGAGCACATGGTGATGAAGGTGAGCGTTTCAGGCGTGGTCGCTGGGAACATCAGGACTATGCAGATGGGCATGGTGTGGATTGCTGATGGCATCACGTATGCCTCGACGACGTTTGATTCTGTATTCAATGCCTCGACGATAGACCACATGCAGCAAGAGGACGTGGTGGACGTCATCTGGTCAATGCGCAATGTGAGGGTGCCGACGTTTTCAGCGCTTACTTTGGCCCGCCTTGACTTTACGATTTCGCACGTTGCTTCGGGCACGGCTGTAGTCGCAAGAATCGGGCAAGTGCAAGTCAAATTGTTGGCATAAAGCCCGATTGCGAAGCCCGCCCCAAGCAACACCCAAGCCCGCCGCGTGCGGGCTTTTTAACGCCCGACCCGGCCCGACTGCGGAACAAACCGGGCCTTATCTGTTCCGCGCCGCACCTTGAAAGTGCGGCCATGCTCCCGCGCTTCACCCTTGGCGACACGCTCGCATTCACCACCGCACTCTCAAGCTACCCGGCCCCGGCCTGGGTGCTGAAGTTCCGGCTGGTGCCGCGTGGCGCCGGCACAGCCATCGACGTGACGTGCACCGCGTCGGGCACCGGCCACCTGGCAGCAGCCACGGCCACCGCCACCGCCGCGTGGGGGCCGGGCACCTACAGCTGGGCGTCTTGGGTGGAGCAGGGCGCCACCAGCATCAGCATCGACAGCGGCGTCACCGTGCTGCTGCCGAACCCGCGCACGGCGGCCAGCAGCCTGGACGTGCGCACCGACGATGAGATCGCGCTGGACAACATCCGCGCCACGCTGCGCGGCACGGCCAACGACAACACGCTGAGCTACGAGATCGCGGGCCGCAAGCTGCAGCACTACGCGATTGCCGACCTGCTGCTGCTGGAAGCGAAGTTCGCCACCGCCGTGCAGAACGCGCTGGCCAAAGCCAACCGCGCCGCCGGCCTGGCCGACCCGCGCAAGGTGTACGTGAGGCTGGCCCGTGCCTGAGCAGCGCAAGCCCGCCGCACCGCCCGCCGCCTGGCGCCAACGCCTGGCGCAGTGGCTCACCGGCCACGCGCCGAACGCCCGGGCCCGCGTCCTGCGCGCCTACGGTGGCGCGAAGAACACCCGCACCACCGGCGGCTTCGGCAGCAGCACCACCAGTGCCGATGCCGAGCTGCACAGCAGCCTGACGATCCTGCGCAACCGCAGCCGGCAGATGGTGCGCGACAGCGCCTACGCCAAGCGGGCCAAGGTGGTGGTGGTCAACAACGTCATCGGCTCCGGCGTGGGCATGCAGGCGCAGGTGATGACCACCCGCGGCGTGATGGCCGAACGAATCAACACCGACATCGAAACCGCCTTCGAGGCCTGGGCCGCCGCCGACAGCTGCCACACCGGCGGCGCCATGCACTTCAGCGACCTGGAGCGCGCAGCCATGGGGCAGGTGTTCGAGGCCGGCGAGGTGTTCATCCGCAAGCACTACACCGCATTCGGCAATAGCCGCGTGCCGCTGGCGCTGGAGCTGATCGAGCCCGAGCGCCTGGCGCATGAGCTGGTGGAGCCGGGCCCCGGCAGCGCGCGCGCCGATGTGCGAATGGGCGTCGAGGTCGACAGCTTCGGCCGCGCGCTGGCGTACTTCATCCGCATGGGCCACCCCGGCGATGTGCGCGGCCGCGCAGGCCAGGCCACCGAACGCTATGAGCGCGTGCCGGCGGCCGACATCTACCACCTGCGCATCGTCGACCGCTGGCCGCAGACGCGCGGCGAGCCCTGGCTGCACGGCGTCTTGCGCAAGCTGGACGACATGAACGAGTTCACCGGCCTGGAAGTCACGGCCGCGCGGGGCTCTGCGGCTTATTTCGCAACCGTGACCAGCCCCGAAGAGCAAGGCCCGCTGGCGAACGACGAAGAGGCCGGCAGCGGCGCGCAGGTGATGGAGATCGAACCGCTCACCGTGCAGCAGCTGAAGCCCGGCGAAGAGCTGCAGTTCCACACCCCCACGCGCCCGAACGGTGCGCTCGATCCCTTCATGCGCGCCATGCTGCGTGAAGTGTCGGCCGGCGTGGGGCCCTCCTACGAGAGCCTGAGCCGCGACTACGGCCAGGGCAACTACAGCAGCAGCCGCCTGGCGCTGCTCGATGACCGTGACCTGTGGCGCGTGCTGCAGCAGTGGTGGCTGCGCAGCTTCCGCCTGCCGCTACACAAGACGTGGCTGCAGCAGGCCGCGCTGGCCGGTGCATTGCCGGCCGTGCCGGTGGCGCAGTACGCGGCAGAGCCGGCCAAGTTCGAGGCCGTGCTGTTCAAGCCGCGCGGCTGGCAGTGGGTCGACCCGACCAAGGAGGTCAACGCCTACAAGGAAGCGATCAAGGCGGGCTTGACCACGCTGACCGACGTCATCGCGCAGACCGGCGGCGGCATGGACATCGAAGACGTCATCCGCACCCGGCGGCGTGAACTCGACATGCTGGCTGCGGCCGACATCGAGGTCGACACCACCGTGCCCGAGCCGGTGGTGGCGCTGCCGATGGCCGCCGCGCCGGTGGCTGCCGCGCCGGCAGAGCCCGACGACGCCGCCGACGCCGCCGACGCCGACGCCGCCGACGCTGAAGAGGCCGGCGCCGAAGCCGCCCCGGCGCCCGCCGGCCGCGTGCTGCCGATCAAAAGGGCCACCGCATGACCGACGTCATTTCCAGCGACACCAAGCGCGCCGCCGGAGTGCGAGAACTGGTCTTCGACATGGCCAGCCGCGCCGTCGAAGGGCTGATACCCGTGGTGGTGTCGAGTGACGCCGTGGTCGAGGTGGCCGATGGCCCCGAGATCCTGGTGCACGACGCGGGCGCCATCGACATGCAGCGCGCGCCGCTGCCGATCATCGCCACGCACCGCGGCGGGCAGATCAACGTCGGCCTGGTCGACAACCTGCGCGTCGAAGGCGGCCAGCTGCGCGGTGACGCGCGCTTCGGCAGCCGGCAAGAGGCTGCGGACTACCGCGCCGATGTCGAGGCCGGAATCATCCGCAGCGTGAGCGTGGGCTACCAGCGCATCAAGGCCACCTTGCGCAAAGACGGCGTGCTGCTCACCACCCGCTGGCAGCCCAGCCACGTGGCCATGGTCGCCGAGCCCGCCGATGTGCGCGCCGGCTTCTTCCGCCTGGCCGCCGACACCCCCGCCTTCGACCTGCAGGTCGAGGCCCGCCACGAGCCGACCCCGCCCGAGGCGCAAGCCATCCCGGCCCCGGCTGCTCCCCCTGTTCCCCCTGTTCCCCAACCCGCTGCCTCGGCGGCAGCTACCTCTGAAAGGGTCGTCATGACCATCGACACCAACGCCGCCGCGAGCACGTCCGCGGATCTGGGCACGCATCAGCGCGCCGCCCTTCCGGCGCTGCCGCTGGGCACCACCGGCAACCGTGCGCTGGAACTCGAGCAAGGCCGCCGCCGCGGCATCGAGAACCTTTGCAAGGCCAACAAGATCGACGACAACATCCGCGACCATTGGGTCGGCACCGGCCTGGCCATCGAGGCCATCACCGATGACCTGCTGCTGATTCTGGAGCAACGCGGCAAGGGCGGCGACAACAGCAAAACCTCGCTGGGCCTGTCGCCGAACGAGACCAAGCGCTTCAGTCTGCTGTCTGCGGTGCGCGCGGTGGCAGACAAGAACTGGACGAATGCCGGCTTCGAACTCGAGTGCAGCCGCGAGATCGCCAAGCGCCTGAACAAGATCACCGACCCGAACCGGTTCTTCGTGCCGTTCGAAGTCCAGAAGCGCGACTTGACTGTCGGCACCACCACCGCCGGCGGCTTCCTCGTCGAGACGCAGAACGTCAGCTACATCGAGATGCTGCGCAACCGCTCGGTGGTCTACCGCATGGGCGCGCGCAGCCTGTCGGGCCTGCAGGGCTCGGTGACGGTGCCGCGGCAGACCGGCGCCGCCACGGCGGTGTGGCTGGCCAATGAGGCGAGCACCGCCACGGAATCGCAGCAGGTCTTTGCGCAGATGGCGCTGTCTCCCAAGACGGTGGGCGCCTACACCGAGATCAGCCGCCAGTTGCTGCTGCAGAGCAGCCCCGCCGCGGAGCAGATCGTCACCAGCGATCTGGCCACCGTCACGGCGCTGGCCATCGACATCGGCGCCCTGCGCGGCTCGGGCTCTTCGGGTGAGCCCACCGGCATCGTCAACACGGCCGGCATCGGCTCGGTGACTGGCACCTCCCTGGCGTACGCCGGCATCCTCGAGTTCCAGACCGACGTGGCCACGGCCAACGTCATGCCGATGGCGGGCGGCTATGCCACCACGCCGACGGTAGCCGCGCTCCTGATGGCGCGCCAGCGCTTCAGCAGCACCGATACGCCGTTGTGGAGCGGCAACCTGTTCGATGGGCAGATGTCTGGCTATTCGGCCATGAGCACCAACCAGATGACGGCGGGCACCATGCTTTTCG